GCATCGAGGCCGGGTTCCCCATCGTCTTAGAGGGATGCCGGCGCGATCCGAGCAGTAGCGGCGCCGGGCCGTCCGTGGCGTTCACCGCGACAAACGCGCGTCGATATGTGGCCTTCGACTCGTCAAGCGCCGAGTACCTGATTTCCTACTCGCGGCCTGTGCCTGCCGACTACGCGTCGGGCGGTGCGCTGAACTTCCTATGGAGCGCGTCCGGCGCGTCAGCACCAGGGGCGAGCGTCGATACCGTGCAGTGGTCGGGGCAAGTGATGGCCTCAACGCCGAACAGCGACCCGGCCTCGATGCTTACCGAAAGTTTCTCCACCGCTGCGACTGTCAGTGACGAGGCGGATAACAGCAACGCGCGCGCGCTGATGCTGGCAACGGTGACGCTGAACATGGACAGCGCGGCCGCCGGTGATTACATCGTGTTCCGTTTCGGGCGAACAGCCGCAGCAAGCAACAAGCTCGCCGAGGATGCGTGGCTGTGGGCGCTTGAGTTCACCTATACAGCAGCCTGATGGCAATCACCCTTACAGCGGCAGGAAATGAGCGCGTCGAGTACGGCGCCGTCACTCCGGTGGAGGGGGCCGGCGCGCTAACGATTGCCTTTACCGTCACGCTTTCAGCGTCGGTTGTCGATGGCCGCAGGTTTTGCGGGCAATGGGCCGCCGCGAACGCGGACCAAGTATTTTTGTGCCAAACATTGGACACCAACGAAGTCGGCTTCGCGCTACATGCGAAATTCGGAACTTTCGTCGTGCGCGGCATCAAGACCACGGCTCTCAACCTGACGTCTGGCAGCACCTATCGAATCGCGTATCGTTGGAGATACAACAGCGCAAGCCACGATCAGACAATTTATGTGAACGGGTCGTCGGCTTCGGTAACTGATTGGTTTACGAGTTGGACGACTCAGGCATCCATCACGCAAGACACCTCAGCATCGCCGCTCTATATCGGCTATGAGAATTCATCTTCGACCGACTGCAATGACGGTGATTACCAGGACTACGCTATCTGGACCCGCTATCTAGCGGACGAGGAAATGGCGGCGATCACGAACGGCGACAGTCCAGAGATGCACGCGGAAGGGCTTGCGCTTTATGCGCCGCTTGACAACTCGTCGAGCACAAATGACTACATCGGCGGGCTTGCAGGAACAGCTACGGGCTCTCCAGCGAGCGCCGAATCTGTCGTGACGGCGATGCTGATACCGTTTTTTCCGTGGGCGCCCGCTGCGGCCGGCGGCGCAACAATTCCGATCTTCCGTCAGCATTATCAGGGGATGGCATTGCGGTGATTTATCTCAAGCAGTCCACCGCAAGCCAGTCCGTGCTGATCGGGCCGTTTGTCGATGACGTAGACGGCGCTACGGCAGAAACCGGGCTCACGATTGCGAATACGGACATTCGACTGTCCAAGGCCGGCGGCAACCTCGCGGCCAAGAACAGTGGCGGCGGGACGCACGACGAGGCGGGTTGGTACACGATCACGCTCGACGCGACCGACACGAACACGGTCGGCAGCTTGCAGTTGCACGTCAAGGTTACCGGCGCGCTCATGGTGCATCACGAGTACACGGTGCTAGAGGAGTCTGTGTATGACGGGTTGATTGCAAGCGGGGCGGATTATCCGTCACCGACTGCAATAGCAAACCTCGAACTAATGTACGACGGCACCGGCTACACCGACGCCACCGCGCCCTCGTCGCGCGCTCAGGTGGACAGCATCGGCGCGGCGTCGGGCGGCTCGCTGAATTTCGAGCCGACAAGCGACAACGCATCGACCCCGATCAAGACTGTCGCGTCTGTAGGCACGGAGACAGGGACGTACACGAACGCCGAGAACGAGGACGGCGTTTACCACGTCATCACCCACGCAACGAACGACATCGACTGGATCTATGGTTACTCGGTCGGCGGCGGGCGCACGGCTGTTGAGGTGACGTTCAAGGGCTATTTGACGGGCCTCAACGACTCGATGCTGATCCAGGTCTACGACTTCGTGGGCACGGATTGGGAGACGGTCGCGACGCTGAACGGTCAAGCCGGGACAACCAACATCACGATCACCGCGCCGCTGCTGTCGAAGCACACCGGCACGGGCGCGGACGCTGGAGCGGTATACGTCCGGTTTGAAGCGAACGGCGCGATGACATCGCCGGTACTGAACACTGACCAGCTCGTGGTGGCTGCGGTCAACATCGGCCAGACGGTTGGTTATGCCGATGGCGCGATCTGGGTGGACACGGGCGCCAGCAACACGGGCACCGAGAGTTTCGTGGACGGCACGGCGGATAACCCGGTATCGACGTGGGCCGCCGCGCTGACGCTTAGCGGTAACTTGAACATCAAGCGATTCCGTATGCAGGGCGGCTCTTCGATCACGCTGACGGGCGATAGCACGGGATACCAGATCATCGGGGATGGCGACTGCTCGGTTGCGCTCGGCGGGCAGGCGGTCGCCGATGCCTACTTCCAGAACATCATCATTTCCGGCACGGGCACGGGCTCGAACTTTCAGGCGCACACCTGTCACGTCCAGGCCGGCGCGAGCATTCCGGCGGGCGACTACTACTCGACCGGATTCCGAGGCACGAGCGGATCTCCGGTCACGGAATCGGGAACGGGGCAGTACACGTTCCATGAGTCGTTCAGTCAGGTTAGCGGGTCCGGCACGCCCTACTTCGATTTCTCAGGCGCCGGCGGCGCGGTCGGCATCAACGTTCGCGCGTGGAACGGCGGCAGCAATTGGACCCTGGACAGCAATTGCACGATTTCGCTAGAGGTAGCTGCCGGCGGCGGTCAGACCATCACGACGGGCGGCGCGGACTGCGAGATCCGCGGGATCTGTCGCGCGCTGACGGTGGCGATGAGCGCGGCGGAAACCGTCCAGTTTGTCGGCATCACCGGCCCGGTCACGTTGTCGGGCACCACCACGGCGACCGTCAACCTGTACGGCGTGAGCGCGAGCCTTAGCAATACGACCAGCGCCGCGACGGTGACGGACTCGACGGTGCGCGGTCCTGATGTGTCGGCCATCCTCGTGGATACCGGGACCACGCTGCCGGCGACACTCGCGACTGCTTCGGCGTTGGCGACCGCGCAGACGGACCTGGACAAACTCACCGGCACGGACGGCGCCACGCTCGCGACGAGTCAGCCAAACTACGCGCCGGCCACGGCTGCGGCGCTCGCGGCCACGGACGCCGTGGCGGACCAACTGAACCTCGGCATCATCTACGGCGCTGCGGCCACGGGCACACTCTCGACAACGCAGGCCACGAGCGACTTGACCGGCTACGCGGATGACCAGTTGATCGGGCGGCACATCACCGTGACGAGCGGTGCGGCCGAGGGCGAGCAGTCGGCCATTACCGACTACGCAAGCGCCTCGGGGCTGCTGACGTTTGATCTGATGACTGTAGCGATGGCGAACGGCGACACGTTCAAGATCACGTAATGGCCCTTCTAGGTTTAGCCGGCGGCATCGGCACGCCTCGTGGACCGTATGCCGGAAAGGTCGAGCAGGAGATCGTAGAAGTCGCGGCCCAGCCAACGGGCGGCTGGCTCGTCGATCCGTACGGCTACGAGGGCCGGCGCCGCGAGCGCATCCGGGAGCAGGAACAGGCCGAGGCAGAAGCGCGGGCAGCCATCGAGCGCGCCCAGGACGCTGCAAGGACCGCAGAGGCCAAGCAGGCGCAGGATCGCACCGAGCGCGCGGTCGAGGCTACAAGGCTGGCGCGGGAGGAAGTCGAGCGGCTGATCGATGCGCTTGAAGCGCAATCGCAGCGAGAACGGATCAGGAAAATGGCGGCTGTTTTGCTGCTGATGTGACCAGAGGACTAGGCCATGGCGCTATTGCAGATTACCGAATTCGAACGGCTGGCTGTGGATGGGCAGCAGCAGGGCGGGCCGTTTCCAAGCGTGGACGGCAACGAGACGTTCCAGAGCGTGACGTACACGACGGCAGCGCAGAGCGCGGCGTTTCAATCCGGCACCCGGTTTGTGCGACTGTGCGGGGCTGCGGATGCCTATGTCGCTTTCGGGGCAAACCCTACGGCGACGGTGGCGAGCATGATGATCCCAGCCGACACCCCTACGCTGGTGGGAATCCACGGCGCAAACGTCACGAAGTTGAGCGTTTATGACGGCTCAAGCTGATGCCGTCGTGACACGTTAAGAAACAGATATTTAGTAATTGGACCAATATTAATGGCCAATGGGAAAGTCGGCGCCCCAAAGGGCAATAAAAACGGCGCAAAAAATAAGCCGTGGGAGGAAGCGATCCGTATGGAGCTTGCCCACGACCGGCCGGCATTGCGCCGGATAGCTCAAGCGCTGATCAAAGCGGCCTCCGAAGGTGACGTGTCGGCTATCAAGGAATTTGGTGATCGCATCGACGGCAAGGTTACGCAGCCCGGAACATTGAGCGGGCAAGTGCAGATCACATTTAGCGGAGCGGATCGCGATCTTTAAGTTCACCCCAAAGCAGCATGAAGCGATCAGGCTCGCGGGTGGCGCTGCGGCTCACATCATGCTGTATGGCGGGAGCCGGTCGGGGAAAACATTCCTGCATGTTCGTAACACGGTTGTCCGCGCGCTAAAGGCGCCGAAAAGCCGCCATGCAATCCTGCGTTTCAGGTTTAACCATCTGAAAGCATCGATCATTCTGGACACCTTCCCCAAGGTGATGGATTTGTGTTTCCCCGGGGTGCAAGTAGATCTAGATCGCTCAGATTGGTATGCGACTTTGCCGAATGAAAGTCAGGTCTGGTTCGGCGGGCTTGATGAAAAGGAACGGGTGGAGAAGGTGCTCGGTCAAGAGCACGCGACGATCTTGCTTAACGAATGTAGCCAAATTTCATACGAAGCCAGAAACATGGCCGTAACGCGATTGGCGCAACTTGTGATGGACGTAGAGGGGAACCCGTTACCGCTGCGGATGTACTACGACTGTAATCCGCCAAGTAACGCGCACTGGACCTATAAACTTTTTTCAGAGCATCGCGATCCCGAGTCTCGCGTTCCGTTGGTAGACCCGGAGAATTATGCGTTGATGCAGATGAACCCGGTCGATAACGCGGACAATTTGCCGGCTGCATACATCAAAACGCTACAGAATTTGCCAGGGCGCTTCCGGCGTCGATTCTTCGACGGGGAGTTCTCTGACGCCAACCCAAGCGCGCTATTCCAGCAGGAGTGGATCGACCGCTACCGCATCATGGACGGCGCGTTGCCTGAGTTGCAGCGCATCGTGATTGCCGTGGACCCGTCCGGCGCTAGCGACGTGGACAACGCGGCAAACGACGAGATCGGGATCACGGTGCAAGCCCTAGGCGCGGACGGCAACGGCTACCTGCTCGAAGATCTGACCATGAAGGCCGGCCCGGCGACCTGGGGGCAGGCGGTCGTAGCGGCGTACAACCGGCACCAAGCAGATCGCGTGGTAGCGGAAACGAACTACGGCGGCGCGATGGTCGAGCACGTCGTGAAGTCTGCCGCGAAGGGTCAGCGGATCCCGTTCCGGCAGGTGACCGCCTCGCGCGGCAAGACCGTCCGCGCCGAGCCGGTATCGGTGCTGTACGAGCAGGGCAAGTGCCGCCATGTCGGCAACTTCCCGCTCCTGGAGGATGAGATGTGCGCGTTTACGACTTTCGGATACGTTGGACAGAAAAGCCCGAACCGCGCCGACGCTGCGATCTGGGGATGGTCTGAACTGTTTCCCGGCATCGTGGCTGCCCGCAAGGATCGCGCGAAGGTCGCGCGCATCCACCAAGCCCCGGCCGTCGCCGGCGGCTGGATGGGCGCGTAATGCCCCGCCGTCGCCGCAATCACCCGGCGCCGCCCGATGGCCTGTCTGGCTCGCCTATCCCGTGGCAAACGGTCGGCGTGCTTCGCGCGCCAGCACCGGGCGACTGGATGCAGGTCAAGCGCGAGGGTAAGGGCTTCGTCTGGGCGTACTTGCGCCACGACAAGACAACGCGACAGGTCACGACGTGCGAGGACAGCTTGCCCAGCGACCTCGAGGCCGAGCGGTTCCAGCGGTGGGCGAGGAGCGTGATTGATGGCTAAGAGCGCGATAGAGATCGGGCGCGACCGCTACCAGATCGCCGTAGAGGCCGAGCGCGACTGCTACGACGAGATGGCGGAGGACGTGCGGTTCGAGGCCGGCGACCAGTGGCCCGAAGGCATCAAGCGGATGCGCGAGAACGACGTGAACGGCGCACGGCCTTGCCTAGTCATCAACCACGCCCGTAAGCACAAGAACGCGCTCTTGAACGACGTACGGCGCAACCGGCCCTCGATCAAGGTGCTGCCTGTTGACGACAAGGCAGACATTGAAACCGCCAAGATCCTGAACGGCATGATCCGCCACATCTCGGCCACCTCGGATGCCGACATCGCGACCGACACGGCAGCAGATGGGCAAATCACCTCCGGGCTCGGGTTCTTCCGCATTGATACCGAGATGGTCAACGAGGATCTGAACGAGCAGGAGATCAGGATCAACCCGATCATCAACCAGTTCAGCGTCCACATGGATCCGTTTGCGAACCACCCGGCCGGCGCAGATGCGGGCTGGTGCTTTATCGACGTGGAGATGAGCCGCGAGGCGTTCGACGAGGAGCACCCGGACGCGGATGCCGGCGACTGGGATTCCGCGCAGGACATCTCCATGCGGAGCTGGTATCCGTCCGAGGACGTGGTGCGCGTGGCCGAGTATTGGGAGGTGGTGAAGGTCACGCCTTCGAAGGCGTGGCCGTTCGCGAAGCGCGTGAAGTGGCGCAAGATGACCGGCAAGAGCGTGATCGAGGAGCGCGATCTGGCCTGCACCATGATCCCCGTGATTCGTGTTGCCGGCGAGGAACGCCGCTATGACGGCAAGCGGGACTATCGCGGCATCATTCGCGACATTCGCGACCCGGCGCAAATGTATAACTATTGGTCGTCCGCCAACACCGAAGCCGTCGCGCTTTCCCCGAAGGCCCCGTACATCGCGCCCGTCGAGGCCATCGAAGGGCACGAGGAGGCATGGAAAAACGCCAACACCTCGAACGCCCCGTACTTGCCCTATAACCAGTTCGAGCCGAACACCGAGAACCGGCTGGACAAGCCCGAGCGGGCGCAGGCGATGGGCGTCAATACGGCGCTCGTGCAGGGGATGATGCAGTCGGCCGAGGACATCCGGCAGGTAAGCGGGCAAAGTCAGGCCGGATTCGGTGAGGTCGGGAACGAGCAGTCGGGCCGCGCCATCAACGCGCGCAGAAGCGAACAGGATAACAACACGTTCCATTTCATGGACAACCTGACGCGCTCGATCAAGCAGGCCGGTCGCATCGTGGTCGAGATGATCCCGTTCATCTACGACACGCGCCGTGTCGTGCGGATCCTTGGCGAGGACGATGCGCCGGACTTCGCCACGCTAGACCCGACAGTGCCGCGCGCGATGGTCGAGCAGCAGGACGCGCTAGGCAAGATCGAACGCATCTACAACCCGAGCATCGGCCGCTATGACGTGCGCGTGACAGCCGGCCCGAGCTACGCCACCAAGGCGGAGGAGGGCGCGGAGCGGCTTTCGCAGATCGTGCAGGCAGCGCCGCAAATGCTCGCCATTGCCGGCGATCTGCTGTTCAAGGCGATGGACATCCCCGGCAGCGACGAGCTTGCCGAGCGCATGAAGGCCATGCTCCCGCCGGAACTCAAGGCGCTGGAAGAGGCAAAGAAGTCCGGCCAGGAACAGGGGATGCAGCAGGCCGAACAGGTGCGGCAGCAGATGATGCAGCAGATCGCGCCGATGGTGGAGGAACTGAAGGCGGCGCTCGATGCGGCCGCGGCCGAGAATGACGCGCTGCAAGGCGCCGTTGACGAGATGAAGCAGCAGTTGACGAACAAGCAGGCCGAGTACGAATTGAAGGCGGCCGAGATTGCCCAGAAGGAGCGCGATTCGGAGCGCGAGTTGCAAGCCAAGATGGCCGACAGCGAGGCCGAAGTCGCCGTGGCCTACATCGGCAGCCAGAGCAAGGCGCCCGAGCGCGAGGACGACGCCTCGGAGAGCATGGCGAACACTGCCGCAGCGGTCGCGGCCCAACAGGCGGTGCAGATGATGGGCGACCTAGCCCAGCAGTTGACCGCGCAGATCCAGGCGATTGCCACGGCGGCGCAAGGCGCGGCCCAGGCGGTTCAGGAGGTCCAGGAGACGCAAGCCCAGGCTCAGGAGCAGGCACGCGCCATCGAGGCGCGCGTAGAGGCTCAGGAGGCGCACCGTGCGCAGATGGCGCAGGTTGCGGCCGGGCTGCTCTCAGGGGCGCTCACGGAGGAGCAGGCGGCGGCGCAGATAGGCCGCCAGCACTAGCTACCGTCCGCGCTGCGGTTCAGCGCGCTAACAGCGAGAGGCACGCATGTCTAACTCCCTTGCAGATGGGGATCGGGATCCCATGCCTGAGAATCAGGCGACACCCGAGCCGGGCGCAAACACCGAGGACTCGCCCACCCCGGAAAACGCCGACGCCAGCGGCGAGCGCGAAACTGGTGAGGCCGAAAAGCCAGCGGGCGACGAGCCCGAGGCCCCGAAGCCAAAACGGCGAGGGGCGTCTCAGCGCATAGGGGAATTGGTCAACGAGCGGAAGCTACTCGAAGCGGAAAACGCGAGGCTGTACGCCTTGCTGCAACGCGGAGAGGCGCCGAAGCAGGCGGAAGAACCGAAAGAGCCGCAGCATGATCAGTTCGATGACTACGAAAAGTACCTAGAGGCAAAAGCCGCCTATGTAGCGGAACGCCGCTTCCAGGAGCTAACCCAGCGGCAGCAAGCGGATGCGATGAAAGAACGCGCCGCCCGCGCTGCTCGCGAGATCAATGATCGGTGGGAGTCGTCCCATTCGGCCGCGCTCGACTCATACGAAGATTATGAGGACATCTTCGACGAGGTGGGCACGTCCATCAATGAGGATCAGGCTTCCGCCATCAAGCAGGCCGATAACCCTGCCGATCTTGTGTACTACCTTGGGAAGAACCCCAAGTCGCTGGAAAAGCTCCGAGGACTAGAGGGCGTTGCGTTGCTGCGGGAGGTGGGCCGCCTCGAGGAACGAGTGCAACGGCAAAAGGGTCAGACTTCGAGCGCGCCGAAACCCGTGACCCCCGCGAGGGGGGCGCCGCCGTCCAGTAACGAGCCGTCCGACAAGGACGACATCAAGACCTGGATCGCAAAGAGGAATCGACAGCTCGGGCGCTGATCCCAACAGGGATTAGACAATGAGTAACACGCTTCTCACTCCAACCGCCGTCACGCGCGAGATCTTGCGCGTGGCGCACGAGAAGGCAAGCTTTCTCGGAACCATCGAACGTCAGTACGACAGCAGCTTCGCGCAGACCGGCGCGAAGATCGGATCGACTCTCAAGATCCGGCAGCCGAACAAGTACACCGTCCGCACCGGCAAGACGCTGAACGCCCAGGACACCACGGAGTCGAGCACCACGCTCACCGTGGCGACCCAGCAGGGCGTGGACATGAACTTCAGCACCGCCGAGCTGACGATGGACTTGCAGGACTTCAGCAAGCGAATCATCGAGCCGGCCATGTCCGTGCTGATCTCGTCCATCGAGTCGGACGTGCTCGCGGCGGTGACCAAGGATGTCTACAACCACTCCGGCACCCCGGGCACGCTGCCGACTTCGCTCCAGATCGCGCAGGCGAAAGCGAAGCTGAACCAGAACCTCGCGCCCAAGTCCATGGAGCGCCGTCACATCCAGATGGAGTCGGTCGATATGGCCGGCGTCATGGATGGCCTCAAGACGCTGTTTCACGATCCCAAGCAGGTCGCGAAGCAGTACCGCGAAGGCGCCGTGTCGCAGGCTTTCGGCCTGAACTGGACGGAGAACGAGCGGGTGTACGCGCACACGACCGGCTCCGACTTCACCACGGTCACTGTGAACGATGCCGCCATCGCAGACGGCGACTCCACGATCACGGCGGCCGGCGGCAACTTCAAGGAGGGAGACATCTTCACCTTCGCGAGCGTGTACGCCGTACACCCGGAAACGAAGGCAACGATGAGCCACCTTCAGCAGTTCGTCGCAACGGCTGATGGCACAACTTCGCTTTCGTTCTCCCCGGCGCTCCAGTCCACCGGGGCCACGCAGAACGTCTCCGCGCTTCCGGCGAACAGTGCGGCGATCACGTTCGTGGGTACGGCGTCCAACACGTACCCGAATCACCTCGTCTATCACGGCGAGGCGTTCGCGTTCGCGACGGCCGACCTGGAGCTGCCGGACGGCGTGGCTTTCTCCGCCCGCGAGGTGCTCGACGGCATCAGCGTGCGGCTGGTTCGCCAGTACGACATTAACAACGACAACATGCCCTGCCGCCTGGACATCCTCCACGGTAGCGTTGCGCTGCGCCCCGAGTGGGCGTGCCGCGTCATGGGTAAGGGTTCGTAAGGAGAAGCAACGATGGCAGTTCATTATCTCGGCGACAACGGACCGGACGGCACCGTCCTCGGCCTTTCCTCGACGGAAAAGATCGGGTTCTTCGGCGCTACTCCGGTCGTTCAACAGTCGGTGACGGCGCCGGCCACCACCGCGACCACGGCGACGAACGAGGCGGCCATCGTCTCGATCAACGCCGCGCTCGTGGCGCTCGGCCTGATCGTCACCACCTGAAGCAACGGGGGCGGGGCTGGCAACGGCCCCGCCTTTTCAATGGCTCAAATCTCTCTAGACGCAGGGCAGGCTGCGAGCGGGCAGAAAGTCATGCTCGCGACCACCTGCTACGACAAGCCCGATCCGGGCTATGTGTTCGCGATGGCGTGCGCGCGCGAGGCGATGCGCGGCGCAGGCATTCAAACGGCGTATTGCCTGCTGCCCGGGAATTGTCACGTTGACGACGCGCGCAACGAGGTGGTGCGGGCTTTCCTGTATTCCGACTGCACCGATCTGGTGTTTATTGACGCGGACGTGATCTGGACGCCGCCCGATCTTGTTCGGCTTTGCCAGCACGATGCTGACGTGGTGGGAGCCGTGTATCCCTACCGTCGCGAGAGCGATGACGCGCTGCCCGTGCGCCTCCTGCAAGGCGACCCACGCCCGGAAAACGGGCTGGTAGAAGTGGAAGGGCTGCCGACCGGGTTCCTGCGCATCCGCCGGCATGTGCTGGAGAAGATCGCGAAGGATTCCCCGTCGTGGCCGAGCCCTGCCGGCGACGTGCCGCTGGTGTTCGAGCGCGTCTTGATCAAGGGCACGCGATGGGGCGGCGATCTGAATTTCTGCAACCGCTGGCGGGCGATGGGCGGGCGCGTGCTGGCTGACTACGAGATGACGCTAGGCCACGCCGCCCGCGTGGTCGTTCGCGACTCCCTGGGCTCCCTGTTGCGGCGCCGGGCGGGCGTTACGGTTCGACACGTTGTCGAGAAGATACGCGCCGGCACCGATCAGATCTCGGACCTGTCCGAAGCGATCCGGGCGGTTGGGAACAAGTGGGGCGCGGCGGAGGACGTGCTTGCCTCGTGCGTGGCGCTCGCCCGCCGGGCTGACGGCCCGATCATCGAGACGGGCAGCGGGCTGAGCACGGTTCTGATGGCAGCGGCAGCGCCGGGGCAGATCGTCTACTGCCTCGAACACAGCCCCGCATACGCCGAAAGCCTTAAGGAGATGGCGCGGGACGCGGGCGTGGGGAATATCGGCCTGTGCCTGTGCCCTATTCTCAACGGCTGGTACGACCTCACGGACATGGAGATCCCGAGGCACTACGCGCTCGGGCTGAACGACGGCCCGCCGCGAAAGTTCAATTCCCGGCGCCGGGCGTTTCATGCGTTCAACGCCGATGTGTGGGTGGTCGATGACGCCGACGATCTGTTGTATCGCGCGCAGGCGAAGGCGTTTGCCAACTCGCGCGGGATGGCGATGGACTTCGTAGGGGATCGCGCTGCGATCTTGTCTCGCAAGCAGGAGGCCGCCTAATGGCAACAGCTCTCGACATCGTGCGGCGGTCCATGCGCTTGGTAGGCGCCCTCGGCGGCGGTGAGACTCCGACCGACACCGAGCAGACGGACGGGATTGCCGCGCTTAACTCGATGCTTGACGCCTGGGGCGTGCAGGCGAACGCGATCTATATGGTGCAGGATGAGACGTTTACATGGGCGGCTACCAACGCGACGCGCACGATGGGCAGCGGTGGCGACTTCGACACCGTGCGCCCGATCTTCATCGAGGGCATGTTCCAGCGGCAATCCAGCATTGACTACCCGATCCAGAAGGCGACGGAGCAGCAATACGCCGCCATTCCCGACAAGGACACGTCGTCCACCATCATTTACTGGATTTACCCGGATTCCGGCTACCCGCTAACGACGCTGTACGCCTTCCCTGTGCCGTCCGTCGCGGCGTCCGTCCACATCCGCAGCCACAAGCCGCTGCAATCCTTCACGGCTGCCACTACGGCCCTGGCGATGCCGCAGGGCTACCAAGACGCGCTCGAGTTCAATCTGGCCGTGATTCTCGCGGCAGAGTACGGGCGCGACGTGCGTCCGCATGTGGCGCAGCGTGCCCGTGCGACGTTGCGCGCTATCAAGGTCCGCAATCACCGGATGCCTACCGCTGTCATCGAGCCGGCGCTTGGTGGCGGCCGGGTGTTCGACATCAACCGGGGCTAAGCCGTGGCTGGCAACGCACTACAGAAGCGCAAGAGCAAGCCCAACGCCCTTGGCGAGTACACGGCCTTTCGCAATAAGTTGATGGAAGCGCAGGGCCAGCCCGGAACCGGCATTATCGACCAGTTGCGCGAGGCCGCGCACATCCGCCGGATCAAGGCGCTGGAGGCTCCCGGCGACCAGTTGATCGCGGACCTGGAGCGATTCGGCGGCCCGGTGAGCGACTTGCGGCGTTCGACGCTGGGCGGGTCCGACGAGGAGGCGGTTTCCAACGTGCTGCCGGCGGTGATGGGCTCGACGTGGGGCGGGGGCGTTGCGGGCACGGTGCTGGACGACCCGATCAACGCGCTGCGGAACGTGTTCAATCCGCAGCGGTCGCCGGGGCTGATTCCGATGGTGCTGGGGCCAACCGCCAAGACCGCGAAGGCGGAGGCGCTTGCCCTTGCCAAGAAAATGGACAAGGCGGGCGCGTCTCGCGAGGACATCTGGCGCGCGACGGCAGACATGGGGCAGCCGTGGTTTAAGGGCGTTGACGGGAAATGGAAGTTTGAGATTGACGACAGTGCGGCGGAAATGACGGGACGCGGCTTTGATGCGATGGCAGGTCAAGAGAACCTGATGCGGTTCGATGAGGCTATGAAGCATGATGAGTTTGCGAAAGCGTATCCCGACATGAGCCATAGCACGGGGGTGATGTTCTCCGATGATCTTGGCGGTGGCACGCGAGGAAGTTACAGGGACGGGGTGATCAATCTTGATCGCGGACTGTCGGATCCAAGCACTCCATTGCACGAGATGCAGCACGCGGTGCAAGGTCGCGAAGGTTTCGCTACTGGCGGCTCGCCGGGACAGTTCTCTGTTCAGCCGTCCCAAGTCAATGCAGCGCGGCAGATTTACGACGATCACAGAAGCGGGCTGGAAGTTGTCCGCAGCCTGCGCGCTTCCGGCGTTAAGTCTGTCAACGATCCGGGGTTTCAAGCCGCGCTAAACAAGGCCGCGACGGATCTAGGAATGCCGGAGGATCGAGCGGTTCAAGGACTGCTGACACAACTTGCAGGGCCGAACAATGATCTGATCCCGAACGTTGATGCGGCCGCTGCTCGCGTTGCTCAAGCCGAGAATCGTTATCGAAGGATGACGCTTGAGAGCGTGACGGGCTTCGACGCAATGGATCAGTACCGCGCCCTAGCAGGCGAAGCCGAAGCCCGCGCCGTGCAGACCCGCATGGGCATGAGCCAAGCAGAGCGCGCCGCTAACCCGTTCTGGAATAGCTTTGACGTGCCGGAATCGGATCAGATCGTGCGCTATGGAGGCGGGCCGGCGGAACTGACCACCTACCACGGCAGCCCGCACCGCATCAACAACGTGACGCCCGAGTATCCGCAGGGCCGCTTTGACCTCGCCAAGGTCGGCACGGGCGAGGGCGCGCAGGCATACGGGCACGGGATCTATCTGGCTGAGTCGCCGGGGGTGGCGAAGAGTTACAAGCTAACCGGCGATGCGCGATACGCGAGAGTAGGCGGGCAAATGTCGCCCCAGGCCGAATTTGCTTTTGATTTGATTGAAAAGTCTCCCGATATGTCCGACATGGACTTGATCACGAGCATGGCGGAAAAGTACGGGGACGCTATCGACTTTGACAAAGCAATTGGCGCCATTGAAGAGGCAAAGTCGTTCAAGCCATCCCCCGGCCACTTCTACACCGTAGACCTCCCCGACGAGCACATCGCAAAGATGCTCGATTGGGACGCGCCGTTGAGCGAGCAGCCGGCGGCGGTGCGGGAGGCGTTGATCTCAGAGTTTGGGGATGCTGTTAAAGACGACGGGAAAACAGGGCTTTTGGATCGTTTTGGCGTATGGCAAGAAAAGGACTTAACCGGGGAAAGGCTGTATTACGATTTGCAGCAAAGGCTAGGCGGCAAGGCGCAAGCAAGTGAATATTTGAGAGAAAAGTACAGCATCCCCGGCATCAAATACTTCGACGCCTCCAGCCGCGCCGCAGGCGAAGGCACGCGCAACTTCGTCGTGTTCGATCCGTCAATCGCCAAGATTTTGAAGCGGGAATAATGGGCAAGCAATACCCTCTCTTCTCCACCGGCCAGACCGGCAAGAGCGTACAGGTGTCCGCGCAGCGGCGCGTGAATATGTACGCCGAGCCGATCAACGCGGAGGACCGGGCGCCGCTCGCGTTCTTCCAACGGCCCGGGCTCAAGCTGTTCTGCCAGCTTGGCGACACCCCGATCCGGGGAATGACGACCTTCGGCGATTACATCTACGCCGTGCATCGCGGGTCCATGTACCGGATCAGCACGCTAGGAACCGCTACCGTTATCGGCACGCTCGACACCAGCGGCGGCAAGAATGGGCGCGTAGATATGGCGGTGAACGGACTGGAGGTGCTTGTTGTAGACGGCTCCGAGGGCTACATCTACAACATCGCGGCGGCGACGTTCACGAAGATCGCGGATACCGACTTCCCCGTGGCGAACACTTGCGCCTACCAAGGCGGGCGCTTCATCGTTTCGGGCTCGGACGCGAACAACCCGGGCCGGTTCTGGCTGTCCGGCAGCTACGACGGAACGTCATGGGATGGGACGGACTTTGCCACGGCCGAGGGTTTCACCGACGACCTCGTGCGGGTTTACGTCGATAACAACGAGCTGTTCCTCTTTGGCGACGACTCTGTAGAAGTGTGGTCGAACGTCGGCGCGCTGGATTTCCCGTACAAACGGATCGACGGGGCGACGGCGGAGTGGGGGCTTCGCGCGCGATGGAGCATTGCAACGCTTGGCAATACCATCGCGTGGCTCGCGCAGAACCGCATGGGCGAGATCCAGGCGATGCAGATGGCGGGCTATGCGCCGAGGCGGATCAGCACGCCCGAAGTCGAAGCAATCTGGAACGAGTACCGGGGCACGTCGAACGCCTCGGCGCTGTCGTACATGAGCGCCGGGCACTCCTTCTACCAACTCAACTTTCAGACGGCGGGCGTGTCGTGGGTCTACGACTCTTCCACGGGCCTGTGGTCGGAATGGCAATACGGGACTGCCGGCGAGCGGCATCGCGCGGAATTCGGGGTTCAGCTCGACGCGAAAAGCATGGTTGCCGACTACGAGAACGGCAACATCTACCAGATCGACGCCTCGCGCCTTGACGATAACGGACAGGTCTTTGCAAAGGAACTGACCTCGCGACACGTTTTCGATGGCCGCTATGTGTCCATCCCGGAACTGTGGGTGGACATCGACACGGGCCTAGCCACCGCTACCGGCTCTGGCTCGGACCCGCAAGCCATGCTTGCGATCAGCAAGGACGGCGGCCACGTCTACGGCCCGGAACGGTGGGTCGGCATCGGGAAGCAGGGCCGGTACAAGACGCGCGCAATCTGGCGCCGGCTTGGTAACGCCTATGAGTGGACTTTCAAACTGCGCGTTTCCGATCCGATTCAAGTGCCGATCACGTCCGCGTGGGTGATGGCGGAATGAATGTCGCGCCGCCGGGCAGTGTGATCACGGAAGAGGGCGCGCAGGCGTCCCGGGGCTATGTGGCGTGGTCGTCGCTGGTCGCGTCATACCTGACCGCGCTGATGGGCTCAGGGACGACAGCGAACCGGCCTACAAAGCTTTTGTGGGCCGGGCGGCCGTACTTCGACACGACGCTAGGGCAGCCGATCTGGTACGACGGCGCCGGGTGGATAGACGCAACAGGCGCAAGCGCATGAGGAATCAATAATGGATCCATTGACGGCAATCGGCGTCGGGTCGTCCCTGCTCGGCGGGCTCTTCGGGTCGAAATCCGCCAGCAAGGCGGCCGACGCGCAGACGGAAGCCGCCCGCGAGGCCGCGAAGGTCCAGCGAGAGATGTACGGCCAGACGCGTGACGATCTGGCGCCCTGGCGCGTGGCCGGCGCAAACGCGCTCGACAAACTGTCGTTTTTGCTCGGCACTGGCGGCACCGGATCCGTAAGCCCGGGCGTCACGGCAGCCCAGCAGCGAGTGCAGCAGGCCGAACAACGGTACAACGCCCTGGCGTCCTCTGCGGCCCCACAAGGCGCGATGTCGTGGGATCGGGTGGTGGCTACCCTGGGGCCTCGTCCGCGCCCTGGAGGCGACGCAGGCGACCCGGCAGAGACGGCAGCATGGGACCAGCGGGCAATGGCTCTCGGGGTGCCGTACAACGCCTACGGGCCTGATCGCGCCGCCATCGCGAAGCAACCCAAGGGCGGGATCGGCGGCGTGGGCGCGAATTCGGCGGAACTGGAGCAGGCGCGCAATGAACTGATGTCGGCGCGCAATGCGCTATCGCAGGCGCAGAGCCAACCCTACAGCCCTGGCGGCGAGTACGGGGCGATGCTGCCCCCGCTGAACGATCAGCCGTTCACCGCTGCCGACTTCGAGGTGGATCCCGGCTACCAGTTCCGGCAGCAGGAGGGTATGCGCGGCATCGAGAACAGCGCCGCCGCTCGCGGGATGCAGTTGTCGGGCGCGAACCTGAAGGACATCGCGCGTTTCAATTCCGGCCTCGCCTCGCAGGAGTATGGCAACGCCTTCAGCCGTGACGCGGCCACCAAGGCGCGCGGTTCCGGCAACCGGGCGCAGGCGTACAACATGCTCTCGGGTCAGTCGGCGTCCGGCCAGAATGCAGCGGCGCAGACGGCGAACCTGGGCGCGAGTGTCGGCGGCAACCTGTCGGACATCGCGCTACAGGCCGGGAACGCCCGATCTGCCGGCATCGTCGGGTCCGGGAACGCGATGCAAAGCGGCCTAAGTGGCGCGTCTGATTATCTTCAACTGATGCAGCTTTTGAGGTCATCGTGATGCCTCTACGACCCGACATCATCTTGCAGGCTGGCAACGTCCCGCGCCACGACCCGATGCGGACCTATGCAAACGCGCTCGCGATCAAAGACGTACAGAAGCGCAACGCGCTCGCGGAGCAAGAGCAAGAGCAGAAAATCTTGGAACAGCAACAGGAGGCGGCGCTAGAACAGGAACTCTCCGCGCTGCCGAGGGCCGCAGACGGCGGGCTTGACCTTCCCGCGATGCGCGACGTGTTGGTAAAGCACGGGCGCCGTGAGGAGGCTTTCAAGCTGGAGGGGATGATCGGGAAGCGAGCCGATGCCGGATCAAAACCGCCGACGACGCGCACACTTAAGCGCGGATCGTCAGAAGTCACGCAGACATGGGATCCGGCTCGTAAGTCGTGGGTGGACGAAGCTGAGGCGCCGAGGTGGAACCCGAACTCAAAAGGGTTCGGCGCCACGATCACCGGCTACGACGAACAGGGCCGGCCGCTGATGAGCGTCGGCACAATGGGCGGCGGCGGCCCTGTGCCGACCGTGAAGGCCGATACAACGGTAGAGCGTGCAGCGCAAACCGGATTGCAAAGCGGGTGGGAGACTGTCGGGCGGCTGGAGAGAATCCGCGACCTCTACGATCCTGAATTCCTGACCTTCGGCGGGCGCCTGGATTCTGCCGTGAGTGGCCTTGCCGACAAGGCGGGCGTTGCAAACCCCGAACAACGCAAACTGATCAGAAAGCGCCGCCAATTCGCGCAGAACGTAGATCGCGAGTTCAACGCATACCGCAAAGAGATCACGGGCGCAGCGGCTTCCGTTCAGGAAATGGAAGATCTGAAGAAGTCGATGATGAGCACCGACCTCGGCCCCACGGAGTTCGAAGCCGCTTTTGATGAGTACTCCGCCGAAGTTCGCCGCAGTATGCGGATCAAGGCTCGGCTCCTGAGGGAAGGCGTGCGCGTCGGTAGTGACGAATTCGGCAAGCGATTTGATGAATTGTTCCTTGGTGGCGCAGATGATGACGTAGGGGCTAGAGCCCGCGAACTTGAGGCCGCCGGGCTGTCGGAGGACGAAGGCACCGCTAGATTGCGAGCCGAGGGGTATTTGTAATGGGATGGGCAGACAAGTTTGCATCCGAAGGCGCGCCGGCGGCTGATGCGACCGCGCCCGCTCAGCCGGAGGGAAGGCAGCCTGTCGCCGCCCCTGCGGCCCCTTCTGGCGGGTGGGCTGCCAAGTACCAGCGCCCCCTTCCCGAACACGTCACGTCGCCGCAGCAGCCCGCACAGTACGGAATGGGCTTGCGTAGCAACCCCAACCCGGTCGGCCCCATTGACGCGGCGCGCATCGCGACCATTGAGGATCCACGGGTCAAGGTGAAGCAGTACGCCGCTGCCCGGTTCCCGAACGAGCCGCCCGAGGTGCGCGAGGCGCGCTACATGACGGATGACAGTGGGCGCGTCTTTTACCGCGACGATGCCGGCGGGCTACTGCCCGAGGTGTCTGGAGGCGCGGCGGCGATGGGCGCCTATGCTGGCGAGTTCATGCTTCCGATCACGGGGGCCGTGCTGGGCGCGCTGATGGCGCCCGCGACTGGTGGGGCGTCGGCTGTGCCCGCTGCGTCCGCATTGCTTGGCATGGGCGGCCTTGCGGCGAACAAACTGATCGGGCTGGCGCAAGGAGACGTGCAGGATTCGGCTGCTAACGCCAGAGATCTGGCGCTTCAAGGCGCCATCGACTTCGCCGTGCCTGCCGCAGCCGGCAAAACCGCATCCGTGATCGCAAACCGGCGGGCCGCGAAGGACGTGATGCGCTTGGATCGCGCAGGCATGGAACGGCTGATCAGGCTTGCCAAGGCTCGCGGGATTACGCTCACGCCTGCCGAGGCGTCGAACCTTGGTAGCCTGATCAACAGGCAGATCAACTACGGCACCGGCATGGACGAAGCCGGCGACGTGATGAAAAAGTTTTTCGGTGATCGGGCGGAACAGGTTGCCGGGGCCGTTGACGATTTCTTGCGCCAGTCTCGCGATCTGGACGTTGCAGGTATGTCCGCGCGCGACGTGGCAAGGCAATCAATTGATGATGCCTACGCCGCTGTAAGCACCGGTTCCCGGAACGCCTATCAAGTAGCCAATCGTGGCAACTTGGTGGATGAGCGCGCGTTCATGAATCTGGACTCCGATCCGCTGATCACGAAGTACATCGACAGGGTAAAGGACAGCCCGGAATTCGGCCTGATGGATGACCCGCGAAACTCAACCGCAGTGATCGACATGGCCGGGAAGTTGATGCGCGAGGACGCCGAAAAGGCATCTGCGTCCACGTTTGCAAAAGGACAGGTAACGGAGCGAGCGCTGCGTAGAGGCAGGAACCGGCTGCTTTCCTTCATGGAGCGGCAGTACCCGAGCTACAAACAAGCCAGGACCACGCAGGCGATGATGCGCGAGACGCATTTGAACCCGCTAGAGGAAGGCATCGAGGGAGTGATCGCCCGGACCAAGGACACAAGCCTTTCCGGGATCCCGAAAAAGCTACTGAGCAGCGAAAGCGTAACGCCGCGCTCCGTGGCTAATTGGCGGCGAGAATTTGTCTCGCAGGGCCGAGAACAAGATTGGGATAGGTTGGTCGGGGCCTACCTGAAACAGATATGGGAAGGCTCGGCAGCGAAAGGGCGATCCGTTAAAGAGGTGCGCGGCGCCCGATTTGCGGAGATGGTCATGGGCACGCCAGCGCAAAGAAAGATCATGCGCGAGGCAATGGGGCCTGAACGATTTCAGAATTTTTCCGATCTGATCGAGGTGCTAGAGGCAACCGGGCGGGCTTACGGCAGACAATCGCAAACCGCCGCAGCTTTGGCGGAGAAGGCAACGTCAAGGCGTGAGGCTGCGCCGATTGCTTCGCGGGTCGGGGATTTCGATCTCACGTCGCCGCAAAAGTGGCTTACAGACTGGTGGGTCGAGAACGCAGAAGGCAATTGGCGCGCATCGCTGGCGCGTGCAATCACGTCGCCGGATGCAGTGGCGGAGTTAGACAATCTGCGGCTGCTGCGCAGGCTGAGCCCCGGATCACTCAAGAAAACGCAGGCAGTAGCACAGATCCTCGCGAAAGCCGGCGTTATTGCAGCCGCCGAGAATCCCAATCCCGAGCCATTCCCGCAGCAGTTCCTACAACCGCGCCCCATGCGGCCATGAACAGGATCCCCGGGATCCACCATCCGCCATGCGCCATTGCGAGAAGGGCGGCCAAGACCGCGCCCGAGGCCGCATAACCCCGATATTGATACAGGTAACGAGCCATGCCCACCGTCCACCCCCTTCTGCCCGATCACAAGCCGCAGTTTCTCGATTCTAACGGAGATCCGCTATCCGGCGGCAAGCTGTTCGTCTACGGCGCGGGCGGTTCCACGAAGGCCACCACCTACACCGAGAGCGACGGCGTAACGCCCAACGCGAACCCGGTGGTGCTGGACTCGCGCGGGGAACCCCCGAACGGGGTGCATGTTGCGACCGGAACCTACAAGCTCGTTCTCGCGCCGAGCACGGACACCGATCCGCCGACCTCGGCCATCTGGACCCGCGACAACATCCGCGCCGCGAACGATCTGGAGAGTATCGGGACGCAGCTAAACCTGATCGACGGATTGATGATCGGGTCCAACGACACGCTGGACGCCGGGACCACGTTGCAGATCAAGGCGGCTGGCGTCGATTCGGGCCTGTCCGCGTTTGCGCTCCGGGATGATGTCATCATCGAGGGCGCGGGCGCGACCGGCCTGACCGTCATGACCAATGACGGGAGGGCCGGCATCGACCTGATCGGCTACGACACCAGCTCGAACGGGTCCGAAATCCATTGGTTCTCGGCCGACGACACGGACAAAAGCTGGAAGTGGGCGAAGTTGTCAGCCGACCACCCGACGCTGCCGGACGTGTTCTATTTGAGATATTCGGATGACAACGGCGCGAATGTGCATACCGCTTTTCGCGCGTTCCCAAGGCGCACGGCCGACGCGGTTAACGCGAACGGCTCATTCTTGGGCAACCTGGGCATCGGAGTGGAGTCGGATTTGTGGGCATCTGCAACCACGCACACACTGGCGTTTGCCGGTGCTGGTGCGTTTTTCCCAACTGCGGCAATCGCGAATACGGCTCTGATGTACGGCGACGGCAACGGCAATTTGGCCGTCCTGAACGCGCTAGGGGAAACCTGCCTTTTTACCGGATCTTCACCTCAGTGGGAGTCGATTGACGCAGGAGCAGGCAACGGGCCAGACCTTGACCTATACCGCAACAGCGCATCGCCAGCGGCATCTGACTCTCTCGGCCGGATCCGATTCACCGGCAACGATTCAGGCGGAACCGAGACACAGTATGCAAGTATCAGCGGTCGGATTCTGGACACGACCGATACATCCGAGGATGGTGATTTGTTGTTCCAGACAATCGTCGCGGGATCTGTCGGCACGCGCGTGATCGTGGGGCAAGGGCTCTACACTTCCGGCGCAACCGGCGGCGACACCGGCAGCAACAGCATCAACACAAACGCATACTACGTCCAAGGGCAAGCCGGCGTCTCGTTCAACGGTGCGATCACGAACCTGACGTGTGTCGCCGGAATCATCACCGCCGCATCGTAGGAGGCTGGAATGCGCTCGATCCCGATGAAGCAGATCGAAGGACTCGATTACCGCGAGGTACTGACCGACATCCTGTCGTCTGCGCCCGTGGGGCAGGCCGGGTTCACCGTGGCCGACATCCAGATCGCCGTCCGCACCATCGACAAGTTGGCGAAGGCGAACGGACGGGTACTCCTGGAGGACGACGAATGGCGCCAAGTCTGCGAGCGGTTCAGTCAGATCCAGTGGCGCCGGGCGCACCGTTCGATCCTGGAATTCAACGCAGATGTGATGCACGCGCCGGTAGTGGAGTCGTCCGCCGCCGAGTAGACACGTTCCACATGGAACGCCCTTCCCGAATGTGCCAAATCGCACAAACAAGTGCGCAGAACTGCGCAATTCTTTACAGTGCGTTTAACCCATTTGAGGCAAAGTCAAAGTGGACAACTGCGCCAACAAGGAAGAACAACTATGCCGGAGGACCACGAATTGCGGGAGCGGGTCGCCCGGCTGGAAGGGCGCCTCGAACAATGGATGTTAGCGATCGAACGCCGCATGGGCGTGACCTGGAGAACCCTTGTCGCGCTGGTATCGTTAGTGGCCTCGGTGGCCGCCGCGTTGATAGTGGGATTCTTGCAGCAAGGCGCAAGCCCATGACGCTTCCGGGCGCGGAGATTTGGCTAACCGCGCCCGCGTGGATTGTGTTTTTTGTTTTCGTTTACTGGCAGTTTTTCGACTACTCGGCATGGAATCCCCTCGGCGGCCCGCCGATGTCGATTTCGTCAATCGATCCTGTGGGGCCTGTCCGCGCAGGCGAGTACGCGACCATCGAATACGATTGGGAGATCTTGCGCGACTGCCCGCGCTCCATCGAGCTGATCCTAGAATCGGAGAACGAGGCGATCATTGTGCGCCGGCACGCCGGCACGACTTCCGGCACCGGGATCGGAACAAGGCACAAGGATGCGGTTGTGCTCGTTCCCGCGCGCTGGGGCGAGGGGCCGATTATCCTGCGTTCGCTGGGCGAGTTCAGGTGTAACCCGTTGCGGTCGTGGAGGTACGTTCACGAAACCGCGCTACAGGTAGAGCGATAACTAATGGAGCGCCCGCGCGTCTGGTTACTCCACGGGTTCAACGTGAGCGACGGCGGCGCCGGCACCGTTGACCGGCTCGCAGACTGGTTAAACGCCTACGGCTACGACGTGCAGCAGTTCGACTACGGTTGGATCGGGCTCGCCGGCGCGCTCATGGGAAACGAGCAGCGCGCCCGCGACCTTGCCCGAGAAGCCACGCCCGAGGATATCGCCATCGGGCATTCCAACGGATGCGCGATCATCCACCGCGCGAGCCATCTACCCGACTCCGACTTCGCCCGCGTCGTCTACCTGAACCCAGCCCTCGACGTTGACGCCGCGCCCGGCCCAGGCGTCCGCCGCTGCGACGTGTTCCACGCGCGCGACGACGTTGCCACCCTGGCCGCGCGGTTCATTCCGGGAGCCTTGTGGGGCAGCATGGGCAGGGACGGATACATCGGCGGCGACCCGCGCATGCGCTCGCACGAGTGGCACCGGGTGCTAGGCGTGCCGCTGTCCATCGCCATCGGGCATAGCGGGGCGTTTCGATACATTGACCGGGTGGGTCCGTACATTGAGCGCGTGCTCAGGGAAGGCGGCGACCAGGACTAGCCCGGCCGCCGCGCGTGGTGGTTGTTAGAGCGTCCTGTCCCCGCTTTCCTTTTTGACGTGCACCAGCGAACACATGGCATTCGATGCATTGCACGCCGCCTGCGAGAATTTCAGCGCATCATCGGCTTTTTCAGCCTTGGCTGCTCTCTCGATCATCTCCTCGACGTATTTCTGTAATTTGTTCATCGGGTTCTATCTCCGAAAAAATACTCCGCAAATTAAGACATGAAACGGGGCGGAGCATAACCGTTTCACTTCTGCCCCGGCCGCCGCGCGGTGGCGCGGGATTACGTCGCTATCGTTTACGCGCCCGACCCGCTCGTGATCTCCCACCCCTTTCGCGGGCATAGCGGCTCTCGGCATACGCGCTGCGCGCCCAACGGGCACACGCAGCCGAGCGGCGGCGGGTAAAGCCCAGGCCCTATCGGAGTGGCTGGGCCTGGATCCACCGGACGCTCAAGCTTCCGCATCCGCTCCTCGGCCAGTTCACGCTCTGCCTCCTCCGCGCGGGCTCTCCACCACGGGATACAGTCCTCGCATGGCGCGTTTGGGCACCCGAGCGGGTCATCGGAACCTTTGCAAACTGCCGGGCGTGACAGCTCACGCTCCGCCTTCTCGGCCCTGTCCTTGGCCTCCTCCGCGCGCACGCAGGCGCGGTAGTATTGCTCCAGCCGCGCCGCATACTCGGTTTCCAGCGCCATGATGCGCTTGTCTCTTGTTCTGACGCGACCTTCAAGGACCTCAATGGTGTCGAACAGTTCCATGATGCGCTGCTCTGCCGCATCGGCGCGTGCACGCTCCGCCTTCTCGGCCCGGTCCTCTGCCTCCTCCGCGCGCACGCACGCTTCGCCGTTACGTTCTAGCAGTTCGTCATATCGGGCGTCGGCGTCATTTAGCTGCTCGCGCAGCCGTGACACCTCGGCCGCGAACTGAGCGGCCTCGGCTTCAAGCGCCGCGATGCGCTTCTGCGCCTCGTAGCGTTCCCTTAGAGCCCTAGAGAGGTTATTTACGACCTCGCGGTGTGCGGCACTGAGGCGCGACACCTCGGCTTCTAGTTCCTTGATCGGATCCAGTAAACGCTCCATTTCCTGCGTCACGCAGCTACTGCACAGCAGCGGCGGATAGCCGTCGCTATCCAGATCATAGTCGGTGTCGTATCGCCCGCAGTCGGGGCAGCGGTGCCAGCGCAGCGGGTTCATGCTTTCACCTCCAGCCCCGGCACGCGCCGCCACTCGAAAGTCGAACTCGCGTTCTCCAGCCACTGCCGCGCCACGGCGGCGTTATATACCGCGACCACCTCGGCCTCGGTCGCGATGCCTGTGCGCACCAGCATCCGCGCAACCTCCTTTAACGCTCGTTCGTCGCGCTGGCCGTCTTGGCGCGTGCGCTCGTCGTCCGAAAAGCAGTGGCCGTGGTCGTAGCGGTCGCACATGGCGGCGAAATCTTGCAGGTTCATTCCTTACCCTCCTTCGCGAGAGCGAGCGCGGCGCGGGCCTCTTGCACCTCTACTTCGTCGCGCGGGTTCCAGTGTCCGCAGTCACCTGAATCTACAAGTTCTTCGTACCTCCGCGTCATGAACTTCAGCGCCTCCACCAGCGTATCGTGCGCGTTCACGCAGTGGACGATGTATGCGGCGTTGGAATCGTTTTGCTTCGCCAACTCATCGCTATCGATGGTGTTCGTATAGAACCCCCCGGCGCTCGCGACTCCCCGTTCTCCTGGCCCCACGATTCTCGTAGATGCGCGAGAATCTACCTCCCACGGCCTCGGTGTTACCTTGTCAATGTCGTAACTCATTCCCCGCCCTCCAACGCCCGCAACATCCACGGCTCCGGGTCGTGTCGCGGCAGATAGCCGTCCGCCCCTAGGCGCAGCATTCCGCGCGCGTCCCGGCGCTGCCAGTCCACGCGGTAGATCTGCTGCGCGAGGTGCGCCCGGAATGCCGGCGTGCCGCCGGCCCGGTATAGCTGCCGCTGCCACCGCTCGCGGGCCAGGGCATTGCGCGCGGCGGTGGCCGCCTTGCGGGCCTCGCGCGTCTCTTCGTCGCGCCTGCGGCTCAGGCAGCGCGCGGCTTCCTCCGCGCAGCGCTCCTCGGGGGTGCTGTGGTCCTCTATGATGTTCATGCGTCCTCCTCCGCGTCGAGCGCGGGGGGCGGCTCCCCGTCGAGCACGGCGCACAAGGCATCGCCGTAGAACTCCGACATGATGCCAAGCCATTGATCCAGCGCCAGCTCCGGCGGCGGCTTTGGAAACATGGCAGTGCCCGGAGAAGCCCCGCTGGCGAGAATCCCCTGCATCGCCATCGCGGCGAAAAGCTCGCGGCGGGTCAGTCCCTCATCAATGAAAGGCTCGGCATATTGGTCTTGCGGGCCTGCGACGAAGGGGTATGCCGGCTTGTCGTGCTTGCTCATTCCTCCACCTCCCACGGCACCGCCGCATCGTGCTGCCGCCGGTAGCCCTCTGCAATCTGCCGCGCGTGGTCGCGCTGGTGTAGTGCCACCTCCAGCCGATACAGCAGATGGCCGGCGAGGTAGCGGTAGGAGCCCACGCGCTCCGCAGAGGTCGCCTCGTCTGCCGCATAAGCCAGCATCAGATCGCGGCGCTTTTCCGGGTCATCCTCGGCCAGATAGGCCGCGATGAATTGATCCGTGGGCGTGGTCATGCTGCCGCCTGCTCGTCGCCGGTCGCGCCGCAGCAGGCGCAGCGCACGCCGTCCGATTCCAGGTCGCCGGCCCAATCGACGGCAGCATATGCCTCCGTGGGGTTTGGCGAGAGCCCGAAGAACTGGCCGTCCTCGAAGCTGTTGCGGATGCAGTCCTCGCAGAGCAGGACGTGCGGGCCTTGGGCGTCGGACTCGTCATAGATGTATGCGTATCGGGTCATGCTCTAGCCTCCGTGGTGGCGCGTCCCTGCGCCGGGTGGTGTTAGGCGGCGGCCGGGTCGTTCACCGACCGAAAAATGGCATTAGCTCTCCGCTGAAGCCAGGAAATAAGATCAGCGCGCTGATGCGCCGCCGGTTTGGCGCGCTGTACAGGCGCAGCCAATCATCTGCGCTGATGTCATCGCGGCTCAGGGAATTGGCGACGTGCCGAAGCAGTTCGTTGCTGATCGGAGCGCCCATTGCGTCGGCGTCGAGCGTGTCGCTGATGATCTGGCGGTCCCATTTCGTGCTGCGGTTGGTCATGGCTGCTCTCCGGTCGGTGTGTCGCTGAACGTGGTGCCATTGAACACCATGCCGGGCCTGCTGTCAACATTTGACACCGGATAATTTATGCACCATGCTGCGCACCATGAACACGACCAAAGAAAACGCTGCGGTGCAGCATTACGGGAGCCTCCGCGCAGTGGCGCGGGAGCTTGGGATTTCGCACAGCGCGCTGTGCAGGCGCCTGGAGCGGTCCCGGCCGCTGCTGACGGCCGAGGATGCCGTGGCGCTGGAAACGGCCAGCCAGGGCGCGCTCAGGCGCTCTCAGCTACGGCCGGACCTGTGGCCCGAGGAGGCGCCGACATGACGGATTCCGTAGGCAAATCGCAAGCAAACGCGGGGCTAGCCCGCGCCTGCCGTACCTGTGGGGCCGACATATCGTCCGCGCACCGCCTTGCGCGTTTCTGCAAAGCGCACGCGCCCAAGAAAACGGCGCCGGGGCGGTCCATGCGGTCTGCGGTCAATGCCAAGTGCAAGGACTGCATCTACGACCCGCTCAGCGGCCTTGGCTCCTGGAGGCAGCAGACGGACGCCTGCACGGCGACGGATTGCCCGCTGTTTGATTTCCGTCCGAGGTCAACGGCTAGGAGCGCTTAGGGCTGGCGTGTGGTCAGTGACCCGCGAGAAAGGCGTGAGACATTCAGCCGCGGCTGATGATGGGGCTACCGCAGCGCCTACCACACGCCAGCACCTAAGCGCTGCCAAACATGCAGCGAAGCGGCCGAAGCATTATTGGCTTGCGGTCGCGGTCGTGCGGGACCAACTGCCCGGGAGGCGGCCACCGCACAGATTCCCTCCCGGGTCTTTCAATGGCGGGGCTGTGAGAGGAAAAACGCCGACGAGAACGTAAGCCGTGAAAGGGCACCATGCCCACTATCGCGGTTCTCTCCACGCCTCAGCAGCCCCGCCGCCTAACAGGAGGGCAATCAATGTCAGACGAAAACGTACTCGCACTGCTGCAATCTCTCGGTGAAGACGCAAAAATCGCTTTTTTCGTGTATCTGCTCATCGATTACGGGAGCCTCTGGATCTTGATCGGACTGGTCGCCTGGGGCGTGAGAACGGTGTGGGAATACGAAAAGAATGGGCGACGCCTGTGACCGACCGCCTCTACACCCTCGCCGCCCTCGCCGGCATCCTGGCCGCGCTCGTGGCGTGGGGGGTGGCGTGAGCGTTCAGTACATCCGAGATACCTACGGCGTCCCGGTGAAGCGCGGCGGTCTGGTGCGGCCAGTCTCGGGCAGGCTCAAGGGGCAACCGCTGATCATCAAGAGTTGCTCACACCATGTGCACGCGCACGACAGCAGGACGCGGCACACCTACCGATTTCACCCGCGCGACCTGGAGTACTGGACCGAGGCCGATGGCTGGGTCAGCGGCGCGAGGATGAAGGAATGAGCGCCTGGATCCTCCTCGCCACCCTCGCAGGCTCCACGCAGCCCGCCACGCCGCGCAGCTACCCCACCCTGGCCGAGTGCGAGGCCGTGGCGGCGGTGCTCGCCAGGACGGCGATCCGGGCGCGGTATCGGTGCGTGCGGCGGTGAAATGGTCCCGCACCGCCGACGACACCCGCGAGGCCGGCGGCTACCGGGTGCGGCGGGTCGACGGGCCGCCGCGTATTTACGTCGCGTCCTGCCGGCAGGATGTTTCCATGATCGAGGCGTGGACCGCCGCAGCCCTGCGCGACATGGGCCGCGAGCCGGGGCCGCAGTTCCGATGCACGGCCGGGCGCACGCTCATCGGCGAGTTCCCGACCTGGGACGAGGCGCGGGCGGCGTGCGAGGCGTGGGAGGGGGAGCGGGGATGACCTATCGGCGCAAAGAGCAGATCGGGGACTGCACGCTGTACTTGGGCGACTGCTTGGAGATCTTGCCAATACTGGAGGATGGCGAAACTATCATTACCGATCCGCCATATAGCAGTGGAGGCTTTCAAGAAGCGGGGAAGGCGTCAGGGAGTATTGGCGACCGGGGCGGAAGCATTATTGCTTTCGACAATCTGTCGTCCAGAGGATATGGAAGGCTTATGCGTCGAATGCTTATCGCTTGCCCTTCGGTGGATGATTGCTATTTATTCACAGATTGGCGGATGTGGATAAATACGTTTGACGCTATAGAGGACGGCGGCTTTCGCGTTAGGGCGATGCTTGTATGGGATAAGAAATCGCCCGGCCTCGGGGCTGCGTGGCGCTCTCAACATGAACTGATCGGTTACGGAAAAAAGACGAATGTAGCTCCTGGATCGCCATCGTCTGGAACGATCATTAGCGTTAGCAGAACAGGCAACGTAAACCATCCCACGGAAAAGCCTGTCGCGTTAGTGGCTGAACTTTTGAGCGTTAGCGCAGGAACAGTAGTTCTCGACCCCTTCATGGGCTCCGGTACAACCGGCGTCGCCTGCGTCCAGTTAGGCCGCAAGTTCATCGGCATCGAGATTGACGAGGGCTATTTCAACATCGCCTGCGAGCGTATCGCAGCGGCTGAACGTCAGCCGGATATGTTCATCGCACGGCCTGAGCAGGAGGCACTAGACCTATGAGCACACTGAACGAACGAATCGCGAAGGTGAAGGGGTGGTACTGCCTCGGGAAGGATTGGTGCCCGCCCGGCGTCGATGTGCAGAGAACGGCCGGAATATGGAGCCTCACAGACTGGCAGCACTCAATTTCGGATGCGTGGGAGTTGGTGGAAGAGATGGAGGCGGAAGGGCTTTACGTCTGCATAGAGGGGCCTGTTATCGAAAAGGACGACTGGCGTTGTTCCGTGTCACCGAAAACCGATGGCGGGATCGGCGGCTCCGCTCTTGAAAACGCCGGAACTGCGTGCGAGGCCATCTGCAAGGCGTGGCTGGAGGTTCACGGAAAATGAAATGCCGCCACACAACACCCCACGCCAACTGCCCGGCCTGCCTCGACTGGCTGCACCGCCTCAGCGGTCGCGAGTTAGCCAGAGGACGACGAGGCCCGCGCAAACTGCGGCGAGCAGGCCGAGGAGTGGCGGCAACAGGTGCTCGAGCTCGGTGAGGAGTTCCACGCGCAAAAGATCGCGCGGGCGGTTGTCGGCGTCTAGGCCCCGTTCGGGTGATAGGCGCCGGCCGTCCCTGGCCGGCGCCTGACCGCTACGCCTGAAACAGCAGGCGCCGATGCACGGCCCGCACGCGCTCCACATCGGCCCGGCAATGGCGTAGCACCACGTCGAAGTTGCCGGCCTTGTAGGTGTCCCACACCTCCGCGCCCGTGATGGTGTCCTCGTGGCCTACGTCGATACGCAAGGCCGCGCACAAGTCCACGAGCTTCACGCTCCCGCGCGTGCCGGCCCATTCGTGCATCGTATCGACCACCTTGCCGCTCCAGGGCGTGGCGTCCTGGCGTAGCTGTACCGAAGGCTGCACGCCGAGGACCACGGCGCGCTGGAACAGGAAGCGCAGATCAAAGCCGATGTTATGGCCGACCCATGTGATCGGGCGGCCGTGGTGCCGGATCTGCGCCCCCTCCATCGACCCGAAGAACGTGCGCAGCATATCGGCCTCGCTGTCCGCGATGGTGGGGCGCGTGGCTGCCGAAACCTCCTCGTCCAGCACCGCCCAGCAGATGCACACGCATTCTCCCCAGCCGCCGTCGAATGACGACTTGCGCCATTCCTCGTCCTCCAAGCCGGGACGCTTCTCGGCCTCCCACTTCGCGATGGTTTCGGCCTTGCTGATGTTCCCAGGCGGCGAGACGCGGGCCGCTGCGCGCGCCTTTGCCTCGTTGCGCTGGCTGGGGATCGTTTCGCAATCTAAATAGACGTGCATAAAAATACCTTGGTTTGCCTTTCAAAGCCGAGCCCCGCGCCGCAAAGCGCGGATGCGCATTGCCTTGCCATGTTTCGCCGTGCTGCGCCGCGCGGCGCTACTGAAAGCATCGCCAGACCCCGCGTAGCTACGCCGCAGATTTCAATTCGGCCCCGCCCTCTCGCTTCACGACGGACCATTCCCGCACGACCCATTTTCCAAAGGGGCCTTTGCACGCAGGCCGGAAATCCCCGAGACCGATGCGCCTTCCGGCGGCGTCGAAGATGTCGCGCAACAGGCGCTCGGTCATGATCTCCTCGTCAATGGAGACGCCGAAGTCGAGCCGCCAGTCATCGAACATCGGGCGATGACAGAGGATGCGCCCGCCCGTGGACGGAATGCGAACGGCGCGGGTGTCTACGCGCCAGCCTTCCTCGCTGATGATCGGGATCTCGGCCGCGTTCTCGTGGCCGTAAAGCTCCAGGCACGAGGGAATCATGCTGGATTTCAGCGTCGTAACTTTTGATTTTCCGGCCTTGAAGAACGTGCCGCCGTCGATGATGCAGCGGAAGAGATTGGGCTGCGGAATCATCAGCCCGCCGTCGATCCCCTTGTAGAGTTTCGATTCCGCCTGCTCCGTGGGCGTCCCCCGCGAGCCGACTACCGATGCCCGCGTGCCGTTTGTTGATGCCTCCGCTGCCGCGTCCGTGAATGCGTTGCAGATGAGGGCGGACGCTCCGCTGATGCTTACGTTGATGTGCTTCATTTTCTTGCCTCTTAAGATTAAAAGAGCCTTGCCTTGCTTTGCCGCGCCTTGCGACGCAGCGCCGGACCAGGGCCGGCAAGTGAATGCCCGGCCTAGCCTCGTCGGGCTCCGCCCCGCCTTGCAAAGCCGCTGCTTGCCCGGCCGCGCCACGCTCTGCCGCGCATTGCCCCGCCAGTGATTGCCTTGCCGCTTCGTTAAAAACGCCTTGCCTTGCCCTGCCGGGCCTTAGCGTGCCAAGCCCGGCACAGCCCGGCAGTGCCACGCCGTTTACCCATGATCAGAACGGGATGTCGTCGTCGAAATCATCCGACGGCGCCGTCTCGGCGGTGGCGGGCGCCGAGTGCGCCGGCTGGCCGTGCGCGACGTTCTCGCGAGGCGCGGGCGCGGCCTTGGTGGCCCCGGGCGGGCTCGCCATGATGCGCTGGTACTCGGGCGAGGCCGCGATCTTCTCCTGAAGGCGCTGCGACAGATCGTTGAAGGCGTCCCAATCCGGCGGCGAGCCGTCGAGGTCGAACAGGACGGTCGCAGCCGGCTGTACCGGCGTCATGCCCTTCGGCAGCGGGCCGACCGACTTCACGTTGACGTAGGTGCTGCCATTGCCGCCGACGCTCTCCACGAGGTTCAGCAGGCACGGCCGGCCGATGATCGCGGCGATGTCGATTTCCTCCCCCTCGCCGTACGCCTTCCCGCGCCAGCCCTCCAACATCTGCCGCAGGCTGGCCTTGGCGTGGTAGGACAGGGTGTAGGACGAGGACACGAGGAACGGGCGGCCGTCGCTCATCTGCTCGTCAATCTCCCACGAGATGAGAACCTTGCGCTTCTCACCGTACTGCGAGGACTGCGTGCCCAGGTCGATCACCCTGGTGCAAACCGCGCCCACATTCCCCGGAGTCGGGTTCTGGAAATCCCCGCCGCTGTTGCTTGCCTTTCCCTTCATCATCTGATTAACCCTCTTGCGTGTTTCGCTCATCGTCTCGGCAAGTCGCCGTTCTTCGAGCTGTTGCTGCTGCTCCCAGCCGGGAGCGTCCTGTGCCGTGTATGCGTTCATGGCCCCGATACTGTAACCTGGGTTGATTCTTTATTCAACCCTGGTTTAGACTACAATCCATGGACAAGCAGCAAGTAATCGACCATTTCGGCGGCGTGCGCGAGGTTGCGGAAGCCCTCGACGTGTCCGTGCAGGCGATTTACAAGTGGCCGCCACGGGTGCCGCTGTTGCGTGCCTATCAAATAGAGAGGCTGACCGGCGGCGCCCTGAAGGCCGACGACGCAGAACCGGCGCCTGCCGAGTGAAGGGCAGCGCCACAGGCGGCTCAGACGGCCTCGCCGCGATAGAGCGGATCCTGATGCGCCTGGAAAAGGGCAAGCGCACAGGCCCCGACCGCTGGATGGCCTGCTGCCCGGCCCACGACGACCGGACGCCCTCCCTGTCCCTTCGAGAGACAGATGACGGCAAGGCATTGATTCACTGCTTCGCCGGCTGCTCGTCTGACGACGTATTGGCCGCCGTTGGCCTCGACTGGCCGCAGCTATTCCCGGACGACCCAACATGGCGGCCCAACGGAAAACACCCGCCACCGACCGGCTACAGCACCGACGACGCATGGTTCATTCTCGAGATCGCGCGCGGCATGGACGCGACCGGCGAACTGGACGCGACAGGCCGCGAGCAGGCGATCAAGGCGCTGCGGGTGTTGCTGGCGGCCGGAGAGGACGTGCGCGACGAGGCGGCGTTCCTGGACCGGGTGGAGCCCAAGTCGCTGGCGAAGCAGCAGGAAAAGCGCCTGCCTTGGGTAGCCGCGAACGATTGGGTGCAGTCCATGACCGCGCCCGATTGGATCATTCCCGGATTCCTGGAGCGGGGCAGCCTCAACATCATCGTGGGCGGCTGGGGCTCCGGCAAGAGCGCCGTGGAGCTCGCGAAGGCCGCGAGAGCCACGCAGGGCGGGGAATGGCAGGGGCGGGCTGTAGAGCCGCTGTTGTGGGTGTACGTCGTCGGTGAGGCGCAGAGAGGATTCCAGCGCCGGGTGGCGGCGTGGCACCAGCACGCCGGCCTCGACCCCTCCTCGCGGCTGGTGCTGATCCCGGAAGCAGTGC